CCCGACTAAAAATTCTGCGGAATTGCCACAAACTTTTGAGTAGTCCTCCGCAGTGTTCGGGTCAAAGAATCGTTCACCAACTTCAATGTCTTTAAATCGTGTTTGCATTTAGTTTCTCCTGTTCGGGCAAAAGTACCCTCCAAAGCCCTCAAAAAGGGCTTCAGGCGGTTATCTAGCCTCTGCCCTACCTATCTCAAACAATCGGACGATCTCAAGGCGGTTGGCGGGGTCTTTGGCGGTGGCTTGGGCTAGCCAATCGCGGTAGGTTTTCGCTCGTGCGCTGCTTTTTGTGCGCTCGAATTTATATCCCATGTCGATGATGTAAGCGGGTGGGTAGTTCATAGCGTCCTCACTTGTACAAAATCAGGTCGCGAAGGGTTCGCATCTCATCGCGCCATGATTGCCCGCAGATATAGTTCACCCCTCCATCTTCAACAGTTACGCGAGAGAAAAGCCCCGCATCTTGCCAAAGGGACAAAGGAAGGTTAATCCGTCGCGCCAGTTTGTTGACTGTTTCGCGTCTGCAATATTTGCTCACCATGCAGAGTAGATCGTGCTTTTGTGCATCGGTCAGGGTGGCGGGTTTCCCCGCTTTAGCGTCACAGATAAGGTTGTTTAAGTTGGTCATCGGATGGTCTCCTTTAAAAAAGTTTGCCGGTTTCGGTGTATTGGTATTCATTAATCGTCAAGTGTTCGTCAATGTATTCGTCGGACAGTTGCGCCTCTAGGTCGTTGCGGAAGGCGATGAAACCCGCCCAAAGTGCTTTGTCAAATGCCTTTTTTGCGCTACTGGTGCGCTTAAATTCATCGTAAAAGGTCATCCACAAATCACAGTCCAAGTAATAACCCGTCGGCATGTGATCGCGCTTAAAGTCGCGCAGTTTCAAGCCTCGGAAGTGAGAATTAAAATATTCTGCGGAGTAGTCGGGGCTTGAGTAGGGCGCGACATTCCAATAAATTAACTTGATGCCGAAGTGCCCGCAGAATTTTTTGATTGAATTTTCTGCCTCATCGCTCCAAAGAAAATCAGAATTTGCCCGCCATTGGTCGCGGGCTTTTTCTTTTGCTTTGTCGCTCAGTTCGTCAAAACTGTAAACGGTGGTTTCAATTACTTGCATCGGATGGTCTCCTTTATTTGGTTGCTTCTAGGTGGTTGTGAAGTTGCTCAAGTACTTGGGCGCGTGTGCCGGTATAGCCCTCGTTTTTGAGGATTTGATAAGCGGATTGACCCCGCTTTTTCATGCCCGCGATCTCAAGCCTTAAAGCCCCCCGAAGGGCTAAAAGGCGGTAGCGGGCGATCTTTTCGGGTGTGTCTAGGACAATGGCAGTCATCGGATGGTCTCCTTTTAAACTTGGTCAAGTAATTCAACAACGGCAAAGATCAAGCCAAATTTGACAGGGTCATTGGCAGAGCCGTTTAGTCCCATTCGGATGAGATAGGCTAGGGTTTCATAATTGTTTTGCCTGCGGGCGAAAACGGCATCGTTCAAAATGCCCTTGTCAACAATGCCGTTCATCGCTTTAACGGCTTGGGGGTAAAAATCAATTTCTTGCATGGTTTCTCCTTTGGTTGGTGGTAAGTAATCCCCAAAGCCCTCACACAAGGGCTTCAGGCAGTGCTCAGCGCCTTTTTTTCTTTTCGTAGTAGCCTAGCCACTGTGTGCCCTCAACTTGAGGTTGAAACATCTTGATTTCGTAATCGGCATCGTGCGGAACAGGCACAAAATACAGGTTGTAAGGTTTGCCCTCTTTGTCCATGTGTTTGATGAGTTGGCGAAGGTCTCGCGTCTCGTCGGTGGTTATCCAAGTCCAAACGGACGAGGCGAAAAAGTGGCAGTTTTCGGGTAGGTTGTTTGTCATGATTTTTCCTTTATGCGTAGTTATTGCGAATTAAAAAAGCGATTAGTTCTGAGCGAGTACCCTCGCGGTATTTCCCGCCCACAGGGTAGATGTAAAGTTTGCCGGAGTTCAATTCCCCGATCATTTGGTCTGCGATAGCCTCGCGTTTTTCCATGCGGGCGAGATAGCGATCTTCGCTCGCGAATCTGCGACTGAGGCGGGCTTGCGCCCTCCTTTCGTCTTGAATTTCGGATGGTTTCATGTGCATGGTTTTTCCTTTGGTGGTTGGTTTATTCGTAATGGGCGTAGCGGTCGTAGCCTGAGTCATTGCCATGATGCTGAGCCCAGTCAATGCGAACTTGCTCAGCCAGAGCGATTCGAGCGTCTTCACGTTCTTGCGCCATGTCTTCAAAGTAGGCTTGCGCTTCTGTTTTGCTATCGTGTGTTTCATGCGTCATTATCAATCCTTTTGCAAGTTGGTGCAAAGCAGTGTAACGAAATGTTGTGCCTTACACTATATAAGCATAATAGAATCGTGCCATGTATCAAAAAAGCCTTTAAAATCAACGCTAGGGGTTTTCCCTATGTAATCCAAAGTATTAAGAAAACAGGGTGAAAGTGCTTTTCAAATTGTGAACGAAATGCTTACAAAAACAAGCTGCACAAAGGGGCTAGAAATTACAAATGATTTCTGTTCAAATCGCCCCGTCGGGACATAGCGAAGCGGTACGGCTTTGCTTACTATTCCCCCAATACAGGAGAGAGAGAACACACATGAAAGCATTAACAAGAAAGCAGATAAGGGAAGGTCTAGAGCAAGTGCCTATGACAGAGCTTCTAGGTGTTTCAGATCGAGCTTTGACGGGTAAGCAAAAGGAGTTTGCGAAAGGTCTCGCCCTCGGTAAGACGAAGGCGGACGCATACAGGCAGAGCCACAAGAAGGACGCTACAAGAGCCACGATCACGACAGAGCCTTACAAGCTAGCCAGTGACCCGCGAATCGCCCTTGAGGTCGAAGCCTATAAGCTGGCTATTGAGTCGGCTAAACATCGCACCCCTGAAGCCTTGAGGTCGTTGGTAATTCAATCCCTTGTCCAAGTGTTGATTGACCCTGAGGCTAAACAAGCCACCAAAGTTCAGGCGTCTAAGGTACTCGGCACAGTCACCGAAGTGTCGGCATTTACTGAGCGCAAAGAGATCAGGCACATACGTTCTAGCGAGGACACCAAAGCCAAGATCATGGGGCAGTTGCGTGAGATGCTGAAGGCGGGCGCGGAGGATGTAACGTTCGTGGAGGCGGACACCCTTTTGCGCGAGCTTGCGGGCGAGACCCACCCATCCCCGACCCCCCCAGACGGCGTTGCGGAGTCCCTAGATCCTATACATACTATTCAACCCGAACGATCAGTAGAAGAATCCGATTCAAAAGAATTAGATCAGGCCCCACCCCCAGAAAAAGTTTCTGGCAGCATACCCACCCATGCGTTTAGGGAAGACACCCCGGGTAGAAATGATTAATGATTTCTACGCAGAAATTACAAATGATTTCTACAACGCAGAAATGATAAATGATTTCTAGAATTCAGATTAACAAGAAGATGGTGTCGCGTAAAAGCGACAGAACGTTTGAAGAATGTATGGAGGTAGAGATGACCCCGGTGCAGAAGGAGGTGTTTTTGATTATTGATGAATGGTGGAAGAAGTATGGGTTTAGCCCGTCTCTTAAGGACATAGCCCACCAGCGTGGAAAGATGAGTATGTCAAATACTTCAAAAATAGTTAAGCGGCTTGTAAATATAGGTGTTATAAAGAAGGTTGATAGACGGGGTAGGACGATTAGACCTGTTTACATTAACTTCAGGAATTTAGAGTGAAGCTAGAAGAGTTGATTGATAGTTTGCCGGAGAACGAGAAGGATTTGTTCTTAGCGGAGGTGGAGGACTATAAGAGTGCGCTTATACGTGAGAAGGCGCAGGAGTCTTTCATGGACTATATTAAGACGATGTGGCCCGGGTTTGTATCGGGTAGACATCACTCTCTCATGGCTAAGAAGTTTGAAGATGTAGCTAATGGGAAGATTAAGAGATTAATCATCAATATGGCTCCTCGGCATACTAAGAGTGAATTTGCTAGTTATCTTTTACCTTCTTGGTTCCTTGGTAAGTTTCCTAATAAGAAGGTGATCCAGTGCTCTAACACGGCTGACTTAGCCGTTGGCTTTGGCCGGAAAGTACGTAACTTAGTAGATTCAGAGCAGTATGCAAAAATCTTTCCTAATGTGGCTTTGAGACAAGATAGTAAGGCAGCCGGTAGGTGGGCTACTAATGGCGGTGGAGAATACTTCGCTATCGGTGTAGGAGGAACAGTAACTGGTAAAGGTGCGGATCTTTTAATTATTGACGATCCACACTCTGAACAGGAAGCGGCTTTAGCTCAGGGAGATCCTACTGTCTTTGACAAGATTTATGAATGGTACACTTCTGGCCCTAGACAGCGACTTCAGCCGGGAGGTACTATTGTTGTAGTGATGACCCGTTGGTCGGAGAAAGACCTGACTGGTAGAATCATCAAAGATGCAGCAAGTAGGGATAGAGGTGAAGAGTGGGAGTTAATAGAGCTTCCAGCGATCATGCCAAGTGGCAAACCTTTATGGCCTGAGTTTTGGAGTTTGGAAGAGTTGGAGGCTTTACGGGATGAGTTGCCTCCTAGTAAGTGGAATGCTCAGTATCAGCAAAACCCTACGGGAGAAGAGGGTGCTTTAGTTAAGAGAGAGTGGTGGAAGATTTGGGAGCATGAGGATCCTCCTAGGTGTGAATTTATTATTCAAAGTTGGGATACTGCTTTTACTAAGAATGAGAGATCAGACTATTCCGCCTGCGTGACCCTTGGCGTTTTTCATCTGAATGAGAACCCAGAAGATATAAATATTATTTTGTTAGATGCTTTCCAGAAGAGGATGGAGTTTCCTGAGTTGAAAGAGAAAGCATTTAACCACTATAAGGACTGGGAGCCGGATGCTTTTGTAGTTGAGGCTAAGGCCGCAGGAGCACCGTTGATATTTGAATTGAGAAGGATGGGGATTGTGGTGAGTGAATACACCCCATCTAGAGGAAATGATAAATTTGTGCGTCTAAACTCGGTGACTGATTTGTTCAAGTCGGGTAAAGTATGGGCACCTGATACGAGATGGGCGCACGAGTTAGTTGAGCAAATGGCTGCTTTCCCGAACGCAGATCATGATGACTTGGTTGACGCTTGTGTTCAAGGATTAATTCGTTTCAGACAAGGTGGATTTTTGCGGCTCGATACAGATGAGCGTGAAGATCTAATCGGCTTCAGAAAGAAGCACGTTTACTATTGAGGCTCTCATGGAAAAATCTTTATACGAAATGCCCAAAGGCATTGAATCTCTGGAAGGCCCAGAAATTGAAATCGAAGTTGAGAATCCTGAATCTATGTCTATTGAGATAGATGGGATTGAGATTGATTTGTTTCCTCCCAAAGGGGAAGAGGATCAGTTTGACGACAACTTGGCTGAGTTCATAGATGAGGGAACTTTAGCGACAATTGGATCTGATTTAGTTGAGGAGGTGTCTAGTGATATTACATCTCGTAAAGACTGGGTAGAGATGTATGTCAAGGGTCTAGATGTTTTGGGGATGAAGTATGAAGAACGTACTGAGCCGTGGAATGGCGCTTGTGGAGTTTTCTCTACGATCCTTACAGAAGCTGCGGTTAGGTTCCAGAGTGAAACGATTATTGAAACGTTTCCAGCGGCGGGCCCAGTCAAAACGGAAATTATTGGTGCAATTGACCGTCTCAAAACTGAAGCGGCTGCGCGAGTTCAGGAGGACATGAACTATAAACTCACGGAAGAAATGCCTGAGTATCGTCCTGAGCACGAGAGAATGTTGTTTAACTTAGGTCTAGCTGGCTCGGCCTTTAAGAAGGTTTACTATGATCCCAGTTTGGGACGTCAGACTTCTGTTTATGTACCCGCCGAGGATGTGATTATTCCTTATGGCTCTAGTAGCTCTAGGACGGCAGAAAGAGTTACGCACATCATGCGTAAGTCTAA